TGCAGGCAAAACCGAATACACGTAAATCCAAACAGATCCATCAGCATTTTCTTGAGGAATACGCGAGGGCGGATTCGAACCGTTAGGCAATGAATATGAAGGAAGAATGCCATCAGCTTCGCGTAAGCAAAGATAGACATTGTCATTCACGATAACATAACAAGGATACATCTGAACACCTAGGACAGACGTTTGGTAAAAACAGTTAGGGTCAAATGGATTGTATGCCTTGTGCTTATGATTTGTCTTTGCGGCAATGTTAGGAATGACCTGGGTATATAAGCCAGTCGTGATGCCGACGAGCGTTGTAAGATTATTCAGGACCTCCACATTATCACCAGACGTGCCAATTGGATCAGCAACAACATAGTTAGAGTCATCTTCAGCATATACTCCTGCGTCAGGCCATGCATCTGATTTGCCGATGCCGACATAGTACCTGTTTGAGACGTCACTTATATCAGCAAGGAATGCCTTAGTGTTGTTTCTGCGAAAAGTTTCAGTAATGATTGCTGACATATCGTGTTATCGTTTGATTTATTTATAGGAGATTGATCACATGTTTTCATATGAACTGCCACTCCAGTCGCCTAATCCTGCGCCACCCGCTTCATCGAATGAGGAACCGTCCCATACGCCGTCTCCTGCTCCAAATTCAGTATCGTAGAAGCTGTAGTCAATCGTCGAATCATGCGTGTGGACACATATAGCGGACAGGTTAATTTGTCGGTAATCATTGACATTCGAGAATGTTTCATCGGCATCGCCAATTACCTTATCAAGAACGCCTGCTCCAATCTCCAACGTGTCGATGAACTTCTCCGAGATCTGATATTGCTCGCGGACGAATACATCACGAACGTTGACAGGCCCGCGAAGACTCTTAAGCTTTGTTATGACTAGCCGTGTTAGGGCCGCATCCTGCAGAGGATCAATGAGGTACGTGAAGATGTAACGAAGGATACGTTCACGTAGATATCCAGGCTGATACTTAGGAGTGTGATATCCGATTGATGTTGGATTGAGCGCGTGCGGCGGAATCAACGCCTGCAACCACGAATAGTCGGTGTTAAGATCTTCCGACGTGTAATCAAGAGGCGCATACCATTCGTTTCGTAACACTAATTCAATAACGATCGACGAGAACATTTTTAGTCCTGCCGGATGAATGAACTTCGTGTAGTCATCATACCAAACAGATGAGTCAAGGTCTGACCGAATCTCATACGAATAGTTCTGCCAATAGTGACCGTCGAAAAGCTTGTAGTCGTCGGATGGAAATGACTTATGATCTTCATAGACCCACTCGCCTTCAACCCAAGAGCCTGTCCCTCCCGAGAGATCGAAGAGGTGTTCTCGAGGGTAATAGATGGAAACGATTTGATCGTAGAAGATCTTGAAGAACGTGTGAATTGAATCCTGCGAGCCTCGTGAGTTGTAGTACTTCACGATAATCTTGTAAAGCTCGACCTTATTAAGGGCTTGCGAATACGGAATCGACTTACCAATGAGTTCTTCGATCTGATCGATGTACTTCATCGACACAGCGTCGATATCCTTGAGAGAACTAATCGCGCCTATCTCTGCTGACGGAAGACCTTCTGAGTTTAAGTACTTGTAGTAATACTCAAGAAGATCGACGAACGTCGTTGCATACGGCTGAATGCCAAATGGAAGCAAGTCATTTGTTCTGACAGACTCGATGTTTCGAGGGGTCGTGTTGGCGATGCTTAGTAACATACTTAACGGTCACGCTTGAAGGTGTTGTAGTCTGACGTGCGGGAAGATCCGCCGACAGCGACGGTGTCTACTTCGCCTGAAACTAATAGGCGTGACATGTCAATCTGAAGCAGTTGATTTCTCTTAGGAGCAATATCATTTGATGCAGGCATTAGATCAAGCGTTACATCAACGATTTCATCAGGATAGATTTCGTTCAGGCTTAATAGGCCTGTCTCGATGTTAAGCGTGCCTGCATTCTCGATAACACGAGTCTTGATTGCATTCTTGTAGTAATACGTGTAAATGTTTCTGTTATACCCGTCGCCAATAACATCTTCGTCGCCAAAGAAAGTTTCAACGCCGCCTGACATGAATGGCGTACACGAAATAATTACCTTTCCGTCATCAGGAATAAGCGGCGTCGCGAAATCAATAACCTTCTTCTCGATAGAGTTAGGATTGAACGATACTGACTTCGTGACGAACACTCGAACGTGTGAGTTTAGAATCGCGGGAATGTATGAATCAATCGAAGATGTAAGCGATGAATATCTGAACACGCCGTCGAATGCTTGCAGCCGATCTTTGTTGTATGTATCAACGACGCCCCTAACACCACTCTCTAATTGTCCAAGATTCAATGCAGTTAGATTCTTGTTGTACTTGAAGAACACATCGAGTGTTAGTCGTAGGTACTCAGGATCAATCAGCTCAGGTGTAATCGACAAGACCTTCTTCCCGTGAAGGAACGAAAGAATCGCGGAGGACTGTGCCGCGGTTAACAGATCAGCATCTTTAGGCTTTGCGGAGATGAACACCTTGCCATAGATAGGTGGGTCATTGTCCTCTCCTCCCCAAACCGAAATCGTTTCAACGTCGGAGAAGTTTCGGTAAATGAGGTTCTTGTAATCGTCGGCCGTAACTGCTCGGTTCTGCGTGATGAACGACAGTGGCGCGTTATACCTAACAGAATCGACTGATTCCTTACCGCTTCCTCCGGTTGCTACTGACGTTGTTGTGACAAGAGGAGCACGAATGATTCCATTTGGTAGTGCAGCTGCATATGTAAAAACAGCGGAGCCGTTCGATGCATCGCCATCCGTGATGATGTACGACAACTCGATGATTGATAGGTTCGTTGGTTGCTTGCCAAAGACGTTATTACCAAACGAGATTTGATAGTTTGAGTCAGTGTTCTCAGCAATGAAGTAAATCGTTGAGTCACCTGTGATGCCTGTTGCATCGTTAAGCGGCGTGTAAATATCAGCGACGGACGATGAAATCGACGAATAGATTTTGACAACCAACGTGCTTAGATCAATCGTGTCATCGTCAATCTCGTATGCAACAGTTGGCTTGTCGAGAAGGTTATTGACTTGGAATCGTTTCGTTTGATATGCGCCCTGCTTGATCGAGATTCCAGTCTTTTCGTATTTGCCTGACGATAACAGAAGAACGTGTTCGTCATCAGTAACATAGACATACCGCGTATCATTCAATGATGTTGAGAACGGTGTCCCTTTCGGAAGAACGATTTGTGAAGGTGAATTGTTGTCCTTAGCCGTGAACGAAATGTCGATCGTTGCGGTAGGCGCTGAATATGAACGTGGCGTGTAACCCAACAACTTCGCGAGCGATACGACCGATGACCGTAACTGCGCCGAATCAATGAATGATTCTGAAACACCCATGTGCGCCATGACAGCATTATAGTGAGTGTTATACGCGAGCGCGTCCATCATGATGTTCAAACCCGACCCCTCGAAATTCCAGTCACGAAAAGGCGATTCTGCGTTAGAGAAGTAGTTGACGAGGTTGGCTTTGATCTGGTCAAAGTCAAGTTCAGTTACGTTTAGGTTCTGACGTAGGGAAGACATGTTATCTTAGGCGTGTAAGGAAGAACTCAATTTCGGAAGTAGTCTCTGAATAGAATACCCTGAAGCCTACAGTCACTGCATATGCATTCATATCCGACTGATCTTTCACTTGAACAGTGACGTCGGTCGCGCGAGGCTCGTATCTATTTATCACTAATTCAATAGCGTCAGTCAATGCGATCTCCGTGAACACATCCGCATTGTCAAAAAGCAATGCGACTAAACCTGACCCTAACTGAGGATTGAATGGGCGGTCATGAAAGTTAGTCAACATCAAGTTTCTGATTGAGTTCTTGACTGCATCAATGTCCGTGACGGGGTTGATGTCTTTCGTGATCGGATTGATCGTGAATGCTAGGTTAAGATCACTATAGACACGCGTTCGCGCAACGTTGCTTGTAATCCTATCGCTAGAATTGTAATCTGATAAGAGGGTACTCATGTCCGTTTCTATTTATAGGACATTTCTTAAGCAACGGTAGTACCTCCATAAGTTCGCTGTGCTAATTTATACTGCGACTTCTTCTGAGTGCCTTTGCTGACAAGATACACCTGAACTGAACCTGTGTTGGTATACATGTTAGGTGTCGTCGTATAAATGTCAGGCTTCTTATAGGTAAGTTGTGCATTACCAGTGTCCATGACGGTGTACTGCCCTGATGGATTCTTTCCTGTAGGATCATACGCGGTTCCATCAGGATTACGCATTGCCAGAACAGACCCGCCAGGAACACGTGTTGACGCACATGTCCTATCGGAAACGATTGGGCCATACGCTCCTTGGAAAGCCTCGGCATAATCAAGAGTTCCAATCTTGAATGTTTTACCGGCGGAATTCGTGTAGGTGCTTCCTGTTGGAATTCGTCTGCCCTGCGCTTGATACTTAGCAGTTAGTTCAGGCGGGCGTTGTTCAGGCTTGATGTCAAGGTATGTCGTGAAGTCCTCGGCAGGACCTGAATATGTAGTGACACCAACAGATAGGAGTGTTCCTGCGGCTAACGTGTTTCGGTTATAGAAGTTACGGATCACTTGTGTGTTACGGCTGATTTCATCGCCGATTGATGTAGTCCTATTGTTATATGAGTTCTTAATTTCAGCAGACCACCCAAGATTCTTTTGCCGCTCAAGGTCTGCATTTGCCTTATACTTTGACAGAAGCTCAGCATCCTTCGAAGCATCAATGGTTTTCGACACATCATCGTGATAACCCATGGCGAGAGTCGTGACAATGGAAAGCATCGCGGCCCTGTCAGGGTCTTGTTGTGACACGTCATCGATCTCAAGTGACTCCTTGAGCTTGAACGCGAACTCGTCGTAAGCATCCTTTGCAGAAGAGTTGTAAGTAGAAACAGCGCCAGCAGAAACGCCGGGAACGATTGGTGGTGTCATATTCGTTGGAGTGAGAATTTGTTTCGGCACGGAAGTACCATCAGCGTAGTAGTTAGGCTGTCCGCATATACCGCTTTCTAACGCCGCAGCAATGATCCCGTTAAGCCCAGAAACATTGCCAAACGTATCAGCGATGTATTGCATTTTCTGCGCAAGAGCAGCACCGGTCAGTCCCTGCGCTTCGAGCAAAGCTGCCATTAAAGTTTCGGGGTGTTCTATCACTGCATGCACGCGCTCCGCAATATCACTGATAGTTTCAATTGCGGCTTCAGCAAAAATCACCGCGCCCGCGAGCTTCTGAACTGATTCATTCTTCGCAGCAATATCAAACAACTTCGCTTGAGCCATTCCTAACAGACGTTGTGGAATGTTTTTAGTGCAGTCCACGAGCGCGTTTATTGCCGCTACCTGCTCAAGCTCTTCAATGTAAAAGTCATCCAGAATGTCCGCTGAATCAACCGTCTTATTCACTGCTTCAGATTTTAATGTAGCCGGTGTTGAGTCATAACGAACACTCGCTATATTTGATTTCTTCGAGGTGTTAGAATAAATGTCAGAACACGCGTCGTCGTTAATTTGTATTGATACCTCGGTGGTTTCTGTCGCGAGCAGTGTGACCACGTAATTCTGGCCGCTCCCTGAAATGTCGTACACACTGCATTTGTCTGTGCTACAGCTAATTCCGTCTGCTGTCAAACCCGTGACGTCATCATCAAATTCAACTCGGAACTTTATGTACTTGTTGTCAGTCAACACACCGTCTTGAATTATAGTAGCACGTGGCTTGATTGCGTTAAAGCCTCGAGTAAACACGTCAAGCGCAGCTTCAAATCTTTCTGCAGACACCGGCGTATCAGCATTCGTTTTTGAATTCAACGTGACGATCATATCAGATCTATGCTCGTCTGTTATAGTTTCGATCCGCCATTCAGTAGACGAGATTTTGCGAGTGTTAATGCATCGGCCGTTCTCAGCATAAACGTCTACTGTCCTGAGATTATTCATGTCAACGTAAACACGCGGAAACGTACCTACTTGATAGAATTTAGCTGAGAACAGTATTGGAGATTCGTTCGTGTATCTTGGGGAGATCGCGAAGAGTTCAGATTGGATTAAAGCCATATCAGTTTAGATTTATGCGTGATGCAGTAACAGAAGTGTCACCGCCTGAAGATATGTTGGTATGGCCGCCGGACTTCAACGATAATCCAGATCCAACATCTACTGAACTTGATCCGAAGACTTCTTCTGTTTTCGAACCACCAGCAAATACGTTCATGTTCCCCGCGGAACCAAGATCTAATGTGTTCCCCACGAAGCTTGCTTTTCCGCTCGTCATGATCGTGTTATTGCCACCAATCATCATCTGGTTCTTGCCTGAAATTGTTATGCGAGAGTCAGACATAGCAGAATGCGTTTGTTTGCCTTTGATAGTCGTATTGCCTTCCCCTGTTATGTAATCATCAGATGACCCGTGAATGACGATTTTACGAGAACCGCCGACGTTCATCGCGTAGTCAGACATTACTTCAAGCAAGTGCTGACCGCCGACCTTCGTAATCTTGTTCCCCTTGATTGTCTCAATGGAGTCGCCATTGACTTCAGTAACGTGATTCCCCATGATAACAGAATTCATGTTACCTAACACTGTGACGTTACATTGTCCCTCAATGACAATCGAGTCGTCTCCATGAATAACTTTGTAACCCGCGCCGTAAACGACAATCGTTCTATCGCCCGTCGCATTGATCTCTTCTGAAGTGCCTGACTTGTGCTGCTTGTAAATACGTTCTGATCCGAGCGTGTCGTTAACCTCGAAGATGTGGCCTGCTCTTGACCGCGTGATATTGACAAAGGGGTACACCCCGCCTTTGCTGTTAGGTGCTGGAGCTGTCCATGATTCTGGCATAATGATATTTATTGGCCGATCGTTATAGCACTCCTAACATCACAAAGATGATTAGTTTTTTCACGAACAGCATTACCGGAGTTTCCTCCTATTGACCTAAAGTCTCCGTTCAAATCAGACGCGGTTGTCGCGATGACGATGTGAGAAATTGCTTGAATGACGATGTCGCCTTTGTTGATTGACGTTGGATTGAAGCGTAGTGACACCTTAGGCGCCTTCGATCTTGCCCATGCTTCATATCCACCGCCCTTGAATGCAGAGGCCGACTTAGGACGATCCGCTTCAGAGAATAAGCCAGACTGACGAATGCACCAAGTTGTAAAGGCAGCACACCATGGTGCACGATCATTATAGCCTGACGAATAATCACATGCGGACCAATACTTCTGAATGCCAGCCCCTTGGTTCTCCGATGTTTCGGATACGCCAACCTCTCCTCGAGCAACGCTTATCAAGCTGTCAATGTTGCCGTTTACTTGGATAGGCGCAACCGGGCCATGCAATGTGGTTGCTGTGGTTCCTTGCCCAACCGCAACAGTGTTGAATGATGAGAACGCGGACTTTTGGTTATTGAATCCATCGTTAGACCCATACCCGAACGTCGTCGCACCTGTAGGAATGTCAGGCCCTAACACATTTGGATATGAGCCATGTGGATCCGCAAATCCATTGCCACGCTCTCCCGGAAATGAGGATGCAGAAGCAAGTGAACCTAGGATGACAGGATCTTGCAGTTCAATACCATCACGGAAGAAACCAAATACCCACGAGCCTGGCATCAACCCGGTCGAGCTTTGTCCAATACCTGAGATGGACGGCGACGTTACCGGGAGAACACATGTCGACCATGGAAGATCCTGTGTTGGAATATCAGCCATCGACGGGCTGTGGTAATTAAAACAGCGAACCCTAACACGACCTAATTGCATAGGGTCGGCTATGTCCTCAACAACACCAGTGAACCAATTTGTAATGTTCATGCGTCCTTAATGATCTTCACTTTTGATGTGTATACGCCATTCGTGAATGAATGCGCAACGACTGCGACTATGTAATCACCTGACATTGACCTATCAAGTTCATCGCCGGATGCGCCTGCATAGTCGCCTTGATTAACCGACTTAGGAATCTCGATTGTAATGCGGCGGCCGGGGTTAAGATCGAAATCACCGTACACAACGATCTGATGAGAGATCGCTTCGAAGTTTGCATAGTATGACTTTGCTTTCGAGATGTTATCTTGAACAGGACCTGACGTGCTGTTAGGATTGCCTTGATAGTTCGTTCCTGCGTTAGTAGACACGTTCGAAATACTTGCGGACGTGAACTCGTTGAATGACTTTGGACCGCCTCCTTTCGTAGGAGATAGCATATTTTTGAATGACGAGAATAGATTCTTGTCAGGATTGAGACGAGCCGTTTTATTGTCTTTCGTAACATCGAAGATACGCTCAGCATACGACTTGGTGGCGAGATCAGTAACATTTGTTCTTGAAGCAAAGCCGCCATTCACCGCTTGATTAAGCTTGTCCATCTTGATGTTCGACTTCATGTCGAGGATGCGTAACGCGTTTTCGTTATATGCATCAACTGACTTCGACGCGTTCGCGATGAACTGCCGATACTCATACTTGCGGTACGACTTGTTACTCTTGGACCAGAGGTCGGACAACGGCGTAATTAGAACGTCAGGTTCGGAAATCGACGAGTACACGAAGAACGGTGAACCCGTTACATCAAACGATTTTGATCGCAACCATTCGATTGCCTTCAAAGGTGTTTGGATCGTGATGATACCGTCAAAACTAGAAACACACAACCCAGTTCGTTTCGCTTTGACTCCTAAGTCATTCTTCAGGATTGACTCGATGTTAGCGATAGGATTGCCCTTAGTTGACCGCGAGATACGTTGCAACATCGACGAATAACCAAACTTCGAGACAGCGACTATGTTATACTCCTGAACGTTTGGTTCGGCTGCGCTCTTTTGATAGTTAGGGTACTCCTTGACGTTCAACGACAGCTTAACTCTTTTGAGTTTGCTACCTGCCGTGATGTGTTGTAACTCGACATTGATTACCTCTTCGCCGCTTAACATGAAATCCTCGAAGAAGTTCAGCGTATCGCGCACGCGTAAATTCATTACAAGGATAGGCGAGAACAGTTCTTCCGTCAACGTGAAAGACGTGACTATCGGGAATATGTCGAACACCTTTCCGTTCTGGTTTACACACTCAAGACGCATCACTTCAAACGATGAAGGCACGTCAGCCTTATCATTAGGAGATCCACCCTTGGGCGTGTTAGGATTTGGAACTGGATTTGTTGCCATGTTATCCGTTCAGGATTTTGAAGTATTCGGAAATAAAGTCGGCGATTCGGTCACGACGAATAACACGAATCTTCGTCTTACGCTCGTTGATGATTGACTCCTTGGCGTGATATGAAATGTATTTGGGCGTGACGATGTCAGGATTAGTAATGACGTCATATGCAGATACTGTCACGGGCCCTTGGTCTGTGTCTTCATAATATTCAGCAGGCGCTTTACGATATGAATCCCATGCCATGTTACGCATCTTTTTTTCGACGAAATCATATTGTTGCATAGGAACGTACTGTTTACCAAACGCGTAATCAGATTCTTCCTTTGCGATTGCTGCATTAATTTCAGCCTGTGATCCTGACGTGCTAAAGCGAGAAGGATCTATAATTGCAGACTCATCAAACTCAGCATACACAGCAATAGTTTTGTTGATGAAATCAACACGACCTGCATCACATGCATTCCATGAATCCGCTTCTGTTATTTCATCGAACGGATTTACCCATGAAAGGGTGAAGTAGGAGGACTCAAGGAATGTCTTGTTTGTTGGAGGCACACCCGACCCATCAACATTTTCAATCGTGTTCACGACTAACTGAAGTAACGCATTGTCGTATTTGAGGATCTTTGCGTGTATCGCTTTATTTTGAGAAACAAGTCGAAGATATGGAATGTAATCTTCCCAAAGGTGAATTAGCTGAACAAGACCGCTTTTATTAAGACCGTTGATATCAGTAGTGTTCTGCGGCTTGAATGTAATCGCGGAGTGTGGATCATACTCATCAACCATCATCCGCTCAAGTTGATTTGAGGATATGGGCCATGCGTTATTGATACCTGCACGTAAATCATTATTGATGATGAAGAAGGTCCAGTAGTAATTCGGGTTATCATATAAACGATAAGAAACGGTATCAGGCCGTTCGCCGTCTTGGATCTCGTGATACGTATAGTAGGTAGCGTTATTCGCATACACGTCATTCACGTCAACATTCTTGACGATGTTGGTAAGCTCGAGGAGTGAACCACGGCCATCCATGTTATAGTCAATGGTCGGAAATTTTGCGAAGAAGTTAGTAGCCATTGTTAGAATACGCTAGGATCGTTTTGTCTATTTGCTTTTGCAACTCTTTCATCTTCGGCGGCAGCCGCCGCTTTGTCAGCTTTAGCAGCTGACTCCTTGATCTTATCTGTTAATAGGAACGCGCGTTTGAAGTCGCCTTGTTTGAATGGGCGTTCCTTCAATGATTGAATGTCCGCGAGTGTTAAGGCACGAGATTCAATGAAGGTTAGTTGTATGTCAACCTCAACCGGAGAACCGTCCTCATGAAACATGTTCATCCCATCATTGTATGATGTTTGTAAGTTCGTCAAATAGGATTCAAAGATCTTCGGGATGTGTTTAATGTCAGTACCATTCTTCTTGAAGTTGATGTACCATGTTGGCGGATACTGCAATTGCAATGAATTGCCTTCAGGATAAAGACCTTCGCGGAATATGTCGATCATGTTTCGAATGATTACCGACTCTTCATTAGATACCGCGATAAGCTTAAATTGAAACGAGAATTGCCGTGTCGAGATTCCAGTGAACTCAGTGACGATGTTCTTGTTGAGAGTTGTTCCTGTTGCTACACCAACAGCTGCCCGATTCTCGCCCCCCAAGGTTTTAGAACCGAGAAGCCCGACGAGTGACCGCATGTTCTGTGGGACTGAATTACGGCCTTGTGTTAAGACATTCGAGAATGCGTCTGAAACGCTTTCAGACTTACCTGCATTTAGAATAGCGGCTCCACCAAAGCCTAGTTCTGAGTTATTGTATGCAGCCGAATCGCTGAACTGTAATGACTGAGGAATTGGAAGGACGATGTAATCTGCATTCCGTGCCTTAGTCTTCTTTGACTTAAACATAACAACAGGACGATCCTTTGCGTTGTTTGCGATTGAGGTAGGGAAGATGATCATGAGACGGGGATAAATACTTAAATCTATTTATATGCAGTTTAAGCACACACACCACTATGAAATTCTATCGCGGCAAGTTCCGTCCTGCTAACCCAGGCAAGTATGAAGGTGATTTCAAAAACATCGTCTATCGTTCAATGTGGGAGAGACAAGTCTTCCTATGGTGCGACCGAGAAACATCAGTGGTTGGCTGGTCATCTGAAGAGGTGATCATTCCATACCGATGTGCAACCGATAACAAGATGCACAGGTATTTCATGGACCTGAAGATCAAGTTCAAGAACGGCGACGTCTACCTCATCGAGATCAAACCCAAGAGCCAGACACAGGAGCCTAAGAAGCGGTCAAGAACAACGCAGAAGTACATCAACGAGGTGATGACATATGCAAAGAATCAGTCAAAATGGAACGCGGCTGCATCTCTATGCGAGCAACGAGGATGGCATTTCGAGGTTTGGACTGAGGATACGTTAAAGAAACTTGGTATCAAGCTGCTCACTTGACCTATAAATATAGTTGATGAAATCAGTTGCTAACACTTACTTTACTCGCATCGCGGCAAAGGCCGAGAAGGCAGGTATTAGGAAGAACACCGAGGAATCTCACAAGTGGTTCATCGACAATTTAAAGAACATCCGTAACATTTCACGTAAAGCATTGTTGAATGACAACGTGCTGACGACGAGGTCAAAACCATTGATCGGCCGTATGTTCATGTACTTCTATGATCCTAAGTACAAAGAAACACTCCCATACTATGACCAGTTTCCGCTAATCATAATGGTTGAACCTGCAAAGAATGGTTTCTATGGTCTTAACCTTCACTACCTTCCACCTCGTGTTAGGGCAGTGTTCTTTGACCGCCTTCTTGAGTATGCAAACAACAAGAAGCTGAATCCAAAGACTCGTCTAATGCTTACGTATGAGATGCTGTCGAGCACGCGTAAGTTGCGTGCATTCCAACCATGTTACAAGCGGTACTTGTTTGATCACATTGCATCAAAGGTAGTTGAAGTTCCGCCAACGGCATGGGAAGCGGCTCTATTCTTACCAACCGATTCGTTCGTATATGCTGACCGCCGCAAGATCTGGCGCGACTCACTTCCATTCCAAAAGTAATGACAAACCTCGACGCATTCAAGGCCGCAATGGCAAGACGCGGTGGCATATCAAAGGCCAACCGCTTCGACATGATTTGCACGCTACCGCCTAGCATCACAAGTGATGACCGAGGCCGTGACCTAACACTCATGTGTGAGTCCGCGCAGTTGCCTGGCAAGCAGATCACGTCAATTGAGTACTCGCTTTACGGTCATAACATCAAGGTTCCTACGGGATTCATTCAAGAAGACGTTACCCTTGTGTTTAACATCACGAACGATTACTACGCAAAACGAATCTTCGATGTCTGGCAAAACATTGTCGTCAACGGCACAACTTTCAATTTAGCGTATGATTCCGAATTCAAAGTTGACATTATGATTCGGCAGTTAAGCGACAATGATTCGGTTGTTTACACGACACACCTGCTAAGAGCATATCCTATCTCCGTTCAAGCAATGACACTTGACAATAACTCCGACTCACAAACTCAGAAGCTTACTGTCGTCATTGCATACGACGACTTCCGACAATTCTAATCACGATAAATTATAGTATGGCATTACCAACAATCGAATCACCAAAATACAGTGTCCGCCTTCCATCAACAGGCAAGACCATTGAATACCGCCCATTCCTAGTTAAGGAAGAGAAGGTCCTACTTATGGCGCAGGAATCAGGCTCGCCTCGTGAGATGGTCACGGCAATGAAGGACATCATCAAGGCCTGCACGTTCAACAAGGTTGACCCTAACGCCCTAACGTCATATGACCTGGAATTCATGTTCCTCAAGTTGCGTGCAAAGTCAGTTGGCGAAACATCGACGATCAAGATCAAATGCGATAAGTGCGAAGCGTTCACTCCTGTTGATGTCGACATCGACAACGTTACGCTCGACGTTCCTCAAGACAAGGTTAACATCATGCTGACCGACACCGTCGGAATCACGATGCGGCATATCCGTGTTAGAGACATGGGCAATCTGACAGACACAAAGGATCAGGGCGACCTAATCAATGACACCGTCATTGCTTCGATTGAATCAATCTTTGACGCAACGCAAGTGTATCCTACTGATACTGAAAAGAAGGAGGAACTCGTCAAGTTCGTCAACTCGCTCAACCGCGCGCAAATGAAGGAGATCGAAGCATACATCGCGAACACGCCCAAGGTATCGTGCGACGTTGCTTTCAAATGTTGTGGCCCAGAATGTGGTCATGAGAACAAGGTATCCCTAACCGGCATCCAATCTTTTTTCGACTAAGCCTCTCGCACGAGTCGCTGGTGAACTTCTTCCAGACGAACTTCGCGCTGATGCAGCATCATAAATACTCGCTAACCGAACTTGATAACATGATGCCGTGGGAACGGGAAGTATACGTCTCAATGCTAATCAATCATCTCAAGGAGGAGGAAGCTAAACACAAGAAATAATGGCAAGATATTCATCGATAAACGATTCTGGGATTACTCAAATCGTCAAGGCCTTGGAGAAGGCTAATGATAAGCAGGAGTTTATTGCTGACACGATTGTCGGCTTTAATCCTGTCTTGCAGTCTCCTATCGTTTACGACATCATTGATAACGCGGTAGTGTTCATGGCCGGCGTTGCGTCAACACTGATAGACATTTCTGATACGGTCAACGGAATCAAAACTGGAATCAGCGATGTGTTAGGGTTCTTCACAGGTCGCCAACTTCAGGAAGAGGAAAACCGTCGTGAATTGATCGACGCGTTGAACAACCTTGGAGAAGGCAGGGGCGGCCCTGGGCCTGTACCAACGAATGAAGCAAAGGATAAGAAAGTTCCTGCTTGGTTAATGTCGTTAGGTGGCATCACTGCGTTTGGCGCTTCGTTAGGGATGCTTTCAGGATTCATGGGCGAGATGTCTAAGTTACTTGCTAGTTCTCGTGGTATTATCTGGAAACTTCGAGTACGCGTTCGGTGGCTATCAGGTAAAGGTCTTAAGCTGTTCGCTAGCATGTCTGAAGATTTTGGCAAGTTGACGAATAATCTTCAGACAATGCTTGAGAATAACAGATTCACAAAGCCATTCGCGAATATCGTAAAGTACTTCCGAGTTACGACCGAGGCAGGCGGAGGATTTCTTAAGTTCATAGGCAAGATCCTAACGAAAATCAAAGATGGCTTCATCGCGTTTGGCAAGTCGTTCAAATGGGGTGCAAAACTAGGAGGGTTGTTAGCCAAAGCACTTAAAGCGATTGCATGGCCTATCACAGTCATCATGGGCGCATACGCAACTATCATGGGCGCGATCAAAGGTTGGAAAGAAGGCGGATTGATTGGCGCGCTCGAAGGCGGCATATCTGGCCTGCTGGTAAACCTAGTCGGCGAAGTAGTTGATCTCCTCAAAGATGCGGTCTCATGGGTTGCAAAGATGTTAGGGTTCGAGAACTTCTCGAAGGCGCTTGACGGATTCTCATTCTCCGAATTGCTTGACACTGGCGTTAAAGCAATCTTTGGAACAATCGAGTACGTATGGGATTACATGGTTGGGCTGTTCTCACCTGATAAGTTGATTGCCTCGTTCGAGCAAGGCGGGTTTGCAGGTCTTGCTGCAATGATCGGTGGCGGTATCCTCGACATGGTAAAAGGAGCAGTCTCTTGGTTTGCAACAATGATAGGCGACTTTGAAGTTGCTAACTGGCTTGACAACTTCTCAATTCAAGACTATCTCGTGAAGGGAGTGAAGGCAATGATTGACTTCGTTGGAGTCGCTATTGATGCTGTCATCAAGTGGTTCGAGGAAGCGCCTGCG